CCGTCGTAGACGCGGGCGATAAACTTGCCCGTCATCGTCGGTGTCTGCCAGTTGATTGAATTGCCCTTGGTTTCGTGATCCATCGAAGGCTTGCTAAATTTGCCTTTCAGGAACCAGAAATAGGAATAACCGCCGTTGGAACGCTTAGCCCGGAAGCCGAAAGCACAATCCACCGGCTGGTCAGTAGCATCCTCTGCCATTACGCCGCCGGTAATCGTGTGCCCCATTAGCGCGGCATAGTCTTCCTGGGAGATGTCGGCAATGCCGACCTCCAGTTCAATTTCGCCGATAGTCTCGGCGGTGTCATACGGCCCGTCGTCGGCGAACAGGGTTGCTACTTCCGAATTTGGGTTGTAGGCAACGGTTATCGCGCCCTTCAACGGCACCGGGGTCTGATATGATACGCCAGCGGTCGTGTCCGAGTTGAGAAGGGCATAGTGGAAGTTTGATAATCCGATAAGGACTTTTTTGGCCATTTATCACCATTCCTTTCTTAGAAATTGGGATCTGAATAGTCCAACCGATATCTAAGGCTTTTATGATAGATGCGCTCCGTCTGTTCATATAAATCCTGTGCTGATACCCGCGCAAAATCTAAGGTTTTCATTGCCGAATCCACTGCCATCGCATAGGCTGTCAGGCTGGCAGTGTGCCAAAGGTCGATTTGGTAGATGAACTCGCTGCCAACCTCCTGATCGTCGGCGTACAAACTGCCGACATTATCAACCTCGAAGTAACTAAGCACCGGCAAGTTAGTAAAATCAGGCGGGTGGAAAAAATAAAACCCGTTCAGGGTTGAAAGGCCGGTATTGGTTTGCAAGGCTGTTAATACGGCAGATTTTATGGATAGCATCACAAACCAGCACCTTTCTTGAAAGCTTTGGCAAGTTCTTTGAGAATACGGCTTTTATTTTCGACAAGGGCCGGATACATAAATGGTTTGGCGGATTGCTTTGACGTGCCAAATTCCACAAATTTACTGTACTCGACCGGGCTAATTATTTCTGCGTAGGGATTATTTGTTCCGGCGTTTTCAAGTTTATGATTTATGGCACTTCTCATTCTGCCGGTGTCCACAGGAGCCTTTATCTTCGCGTCCCGCTCAACAAATAAGGCGCTGTTCACAAGCGCCTGCTCAATTTCGTTTGTGGCCGTCTTTTCTATTTTTTTCAGCTTTGCGGCTAACTGTTTTTGACCTTCGACAACTGCCATCTTAGCTCACCACCGGCTTGACAATTACTTCCCAATGGTTCGGGTACTTTTCTACCCGGTAAATGTCGTAAGTATCCGAACCGTGGACAATGCGCCCGCCTTCTTGGGCCGCCGTTGATGTTTTAAAAAAGAAAAGATTTGTTATGCCAGCATCGGTAATGCCGTATTCCTTGAATGCAATCTCGCCGGCCAGGGATTGTTTATTAGCTTTCTCGATGGTTTGGGAGGCGGTCCAGACCTCGATAGGCATTCCTTCTCCATCATATGAAGTTATCTTGTTTTGCACCGTTACAGTAATGTCCAGCAGCATCAGATCACCCGCTTCTTATACGAATCAAGTACGCTAGAATGTTGTTGCAATAATGATTCATTGTTAAATGTGTAACTTAACTTGCCTTGAGTCAATTGTTTCAGGCCAACATTGCCCTGTTGCTGTTCGTTGTATAAATCAGCCACCATAGAAATACAAGCATCTTCCAGGTCGAAAGGCAATGTCCGAGATGCTTCCGGCTCCAATGTATACCCGGCACTGTAAACAACCTCGATATTGTCTACCGGGGCCGTAGGCTCACCGACAAGGCCGGTCAGGTAGCCGTACCAGGTCCAACCATTGTTCTTGAAAATGATCCCCTGGTCGAGGTACGTCTGATCACTAGTCACATAGTCGGTGCCTGCAGTTAGCGCGGCGCTATCCACTTTTACCGAGGTAATATAGTTGACCGGGTACTGATTTAAGACAAGCTTCTGCCGGCCGTGGCCTTTGTAATATTCAGTGTACGTGTCGGCAATAAACCTCCTGTTGCAATACTTTGACACCATGCCGGAAACGCTGTTGATATTGCGCTCAAGCAGCTTATCCTTGCTATAATCCCAGTCGAAGTACTTGTAGCTGGCTACCGTGATGTCCCCGGTCCGGGCTGCGCTGAAAGTCACGGTTCCAAGAGGGTAGTCAATTGTCATCACGGCGGTGGAAACAGTATCACCTGCAGTTACTTCGCCCTCATAAAACGTGCCGAAATAGTTCGGAGCAAGGTCGGTATGGGCAAAGGAAAATGTCACATTTGCCGTGTCTGCCGTCAGCGTTTCGGTGCTGGTTACGCTGGTTAATGTGTAAAGCGACAGGTAAAGCCGGACATTAGCGAGAGTTGTAAGGGCCTGGTCAATTAAGGGCATGTTCACCCCTCCCCGGTATAATGGAAGGGGGCGACATGCGCCCCCCTATTTCAGTACTACATCCTTGCTCGACGGTTTCCTTTTATCATCTGGTTTGACCATCTTATCCTTTTCAGGCTTTTTCATGCGCTACACCTTCTTAGCTGGCCGGCTCGTTGATGGCATCGCCTAGGATGGCTGCGAGGGATACAGTCACAGTATTGCTGACGGCTGCGCTGGGAGTGATATAGAGCTTGATATACCTTTCATAGCCAGCCAGGTCAACGAATTCACCGGCAGTCTGCGCGGAGCTGGTTGTAAAAACAGACGAGATGGTATCGGTGGCAGAGTTTTTGATCGTATAGGTGCCGGTGTTAGTAGCCTCCTCGTAGACATGTACAGTGGTGTAATGGGATGTATTGACACCGGTTGTGCCAATTTGCTGCAAACCGATATAAAGTGACTGGTAACCTTTGCGGTCGATGGCTGCACTCACGTGTGCGCTGGTGGACCCGGCAGAAATAGCTTCGCCGTTCAGGGCATACTTGATAATACATTGCTCAATGAGTTTACGCCTCATGTTGAGATTCCTCCTTGGATTTAAAGTATCAAGGGGCCTTTAAGGCCCCCGTCATCGGTTGCTGTTACTGGTGCGGATAGTTCCAGACCAGGAACGACACATCGTGCCGCAAAGCCATGTCGTGCTTGGCCGTAATCTTCAGCACGGTCTGATCAAGGCTGAACGCCGACTGCAGGCTGGAACCGTCGTACCAGGACGCCTCTTGGCTGGCCATGAATTCGAAGGCCATCTCATCCCCGAACATGAACTCGGAGAAGTCGCCGAAAAAGATGTCAAAGTACGTGGTGCCGGCCGTGCTGTTTGCAGTGGTGATCTGGTTCGACACGCGGAACGGGAAGCCGTTCAAGGTGCCGCGGTTCATCTCATCCCGGTAGATATACTGGTTGGTGGTTGTTTTCAGGTTGTAGAACGCAGACCAGATCAGGCTCGGGAAGATCCAGCCAGCGCTGAGCATGGGCACGTTTTGGTTCATCAGGGTGCCGATCATGGTGCCCGGCACGTCAGCCGACAGAGTAGCCGCGCCAGTGGCAATGGTGATATTGGCGGTGCTTATGCTCTTCTTGATGCCCATGGGCGTGTAGTTTGTGCCGTCACCGTACATGGCCACATAGTCAATTTTGAGCTTCATCTGGTTAACCATGTCGTCACGGACCATCCTGTCAGCCTCGTATGAAGCGTTCCGGATCAGGTCGTTGGACACCGGTATCAGGGTAACAAGCTTTTTCGAGGACAGTTTGACGTTCCCGAAGGTCTGCTGGCTCTTGGTGGCGTTTTGGTTCTCACCGATGTAGTAGCTGGTAGCGCCCCCGGTCAGCTTCGGCAGGTTCAGGTTGCCGCCGGGCATGGGAATATGCCTCGCGCCTAACTCCATGACGGCGGTTTTGGACAGCAGGAGCGGGATAATGTCAGCGCTCCACTGCTCCGCGATCAGGAAACCGCCCTCGCTCGGGGTCGTGGCCGAAAGCTGCTTGAGCAGGGCATAGACTTCCTTGTCATCGGGATACATGCCTTTCCTGCTGTTGTCGGCGCTACCGGCGGCATAGTACAATGCCTTGTCCGGGTCGTTCTTGGCCAGGGTCAGGCACTTGACGGCACGGGTGATGGTTATGCCGGGCTCTTTCTTTTCGTCTTTCTTGGGCGGTTCGCTTTTCATTGCAAGCAAATCGTCAGCATACTTGCGCTGAGTTTCCTGCAGGGGCGCAATTTCTGCCTTTATGGCTTCTTTAATCATTTCTTGCAGTTCTTCGATTTTCACGCTAGAGTACCTCCTTGGATTAAATTCTTTACGGTTTCCGCGATCATGTTTTTGAGTTCCCCGGGTTCAATGTTTAGTTCGATTTCGGCAGGGTCTTTTGCAATTTTTGGTAACTCTATGGCATCAAGGTCTATCTCAACCTTGTTTGCATCTGGTTTTTCAGGTTCAGCGGTCATTTTTTGCGATAATAAAAGCACTTGGGCTTTTAAGTCCTCAAGTGCCTGCTTGAATTCTTCTGACATCTCAATTTTTGCCGTCATTACATTTATCGGCGCTGTTCGCTCCGCCGTTATCATCGGTTCATCATCCGGGGCCATCGGCATTACGCTGTCGAGGAATTCCTTCAGCTTCTTCAGGTTGCCCTCCATGGCGGCATGGATTGAATTCAGCAGGTCCCGGTTCTTGGCGGATAAGGTTGCGCCGGCTTTCTCGAATATCTGCTGATAGTATTCAGGGGCAATTTTCACCTTTGCAGTTTTGGTGCCATCTTCCAAAACAAAGACCTCCTTGCTGGTGGTATCAACAAGAAGGTCCACTTCTTTTAAGGGAATATCCTCCGGGAACATCTCTTTCAGTTCGGCGTCATCATAGGCCCGGAATTCCGGCGGTTCTTTGTCGAAGTCGTTTTTATAGTGTTTTGCAAGGTGGTTATAAACGCCTTTCCTGTCATCTTCAGGGATATCTACCCCGCCCCGGGCCCCCAGCAATGCGCCCATGGCAGCGGTTACGGCACGCCAGATCAGGTGCTTGTCGCTGGCCCGGTGGTGCGGGAGTTTGTAAGATTGCTTGACATCTGCGTTTTCGGCATCGTACCAGGCGGCCATTATCTTGAGATCGTCCACTTCAGCGGCGGCGATTTCAGCCGGGCCGTCCCATTCGGTCGATTCGGGCTCGGTTGGGAAGGATTTGTAAGGGACTACCCTTTTGACCTCCGCAAGTGCTTTTTCAACCGCTTCCACGCCGGCCACCCCGGCACTCTTTGCCTGCTGCAAGGCATTAGGATTGGAAGGAACTGGTACTGCCGATAGTTCTAAAAGACTTTGCTCCAAGTACCGCCTGCCCCTTTGCCACTCCGGCTTATTGTTCATTTCGTCATCATCGCGGGGCTTAAACTTGATGCCCCGGAATCCGACTGAAGTTGCAGAAAGATAGTTTCCGCGATAAAGATTATAGATGGTATCAATGAACTTTGCATGTTCAGACGGGTTCCTAACATCGCTTGACAATTCTTCGACCGTGGGGAATTTAACATCAAATACCAAGCACTTTTTAGCCAAATCCTTTTCAACTTTAACCGCCTTGCCAATAGGAGGCATTTCATAATTATGTGCCCACAAAAAAACCGGGTTCTTCTGGTATTCTTCCAGCTTCCATCCGGCGGCCTCGATAATGTCATCGTCCCTATCGGGGGTCTCGTCGCTGCCAACGAACCGGAGAATTCGTTCCGATTCTTCCCCGATCTGCTTCACTTCGCAGTTGAATACCTTTTTGATCTTATCCATAGATTTACCACCGTCCTTTCTGGATTGTTGGAGACATATCGCATATCTTTGATTCTCATCGGGATATTCGGAAACCATTGTCTCATCGACCATGCACCGTTGCATGAATTCATCTTGCGATTCGTTTTCGTTGGGTTTTGGTATTGGCATATAATCACTCCCTATTGTCCCATCTCGAATTGATTAGCCTGGTGGCGTTGGCGTTTACAACCTCAAAGTGTCGCAGTAATGCCCGCCTGAATTCAGCTACAATAGCAAGAAATTCTTTTTGCGCCGCCTCATGTTTTAACATGTCGATCTTATCAGTTAACATATAAAGACCTCCTTAGTATAGGCCGGTGTAAGAACCGAGCCAAGTTGTGCCGGCATCAAAACTTTTCAGGTTTAAAATGAACGTGCCTACCGCCGTGGGGTTAGGCGCTGTCGCCTGGCTCCAGGTTATTGTGCCGGTATAGGAAAAGGTTGCCGTTGCGCTGAAGGTTAGTTTTACGTTTATATCAAGCATTGTGTCTGCCGCCGTCGGGGCGTTGGCGATTTTTAGAGTTTTGTTTGACGTTTCTGTGTTGGTAACGGTGAAGTTCCTGTAAGTTGTTAAGTCTAAGGTGAATACTGCGGTACTGACGGTAACGGCAACAAAATCATTTAAAGCGGTGATGTTTCCGCTTAACGTGGTTATGTTTGCACTGATGCTTGATAGGTTAGTGTTAATAGAATCCTCCAGGTCTTTTTCGTATTGGCTTTTCTGGTATGCTGTTGATATACTGAGCACCATGTTGATACCTCCTTTATTTGGGCATAAGAAAAGCACTCAATATGTGAGTGCTGTTTCGTGCGTGAAGCCTTGTTTTACTCCGGCAGCACAGGTAAAATTGTGCATCTGCAGTTTACGACCTCGGAAGCCGGGCCACTGGCATCGCCGGGATATTGCAGACCGTTGCTGAACGACTGATCTATGCCTACAACTTGACCGTCCAATGCCGCATGGCTATCACGCTCACGCCCGTCAAGTGTTGTAAGCCATTCCTTTTGTGCAACATTGGCCGCTTTGTAGGTTTCAAAACCACCTGCACCGACTGTGTTATGCGTCTCTGTCCTGGCAATTTTTACCGCTCTCGATGTTTTGGCCTCGGTCATCACCTGAGATACTCGGTCTCTCAATTTCGGGACTGATTCTCCCCCGGCAATACCTTCGGAGAGCGTTGTCCGCAATTTGTCCTTTGTGGTGCTATTTACATTTGTCACCATCTCCGCGCCGAATGCCTCAATCCATTGCAGGAACTTGGGCTGCAGGAAATCATCAGTCAGGCCAAAACTGAAAAGGACGTTTACCGTGTCAAAGCCCTCTTTTAGTGATGCCAGCCACAGCGGGGTCAGCACCCCAAGCAGCAGGGTGTCTTCCGCTTTCCAGTCCAGCAGTTCTTCCGGCTCGTCCGTGGCTTGCTTGACGCTTTTTTCGAGTGCCTGGTTGATTTTGTCTTGCTGAGATTGGAAGTATTTCTTCAGGGCCGACACAAAAAGCCGCTCGTTTTTCACGGCGGCCTTGTCCAGGGTGTGCCACATTCGGGCTTTCGTCTCGGGGGTTAGGGCCTTATTTTTTGCGCCTTTCTCTGGCGGTTCGGGTGGTAATGGCAATTCCGTCTGCTGAGGCTCCATGTTAACAGTCATTGCATTGTCACTAAGCGGCACCGGTATCATATTGAGCGGCACGTAAAGGATCTGGCCTTTGCCGTCGGGCAACTCTTCCCAGCCGTTGGCCCTGCGCCATTCATCGACTGTGATACCGCCGTTTTTAAGGCCCTCGGAGGCCTTCTTGAGTTCAAATTCCTCGTCTTCGGGGACAACATTGTCAAATTCAAAATAAATGTCGTTTGAGAATTCAGGAACCAACTGGAGATTGATAACATCAGTTAGAAATGCCAGTTCCTTCCTCAATACATTTTTTGTATATAAGTAATAAGCACTATCTATAGTCGATCTATTGGAGTTCTTTATATCGCCCGACAACTCCGGGGGCATAGAAAAGAATTGCCTTGAGGCATCTGCCAGGAACTGGCGAGCATTTACAAAATCCATCTCTTTTGCACTATCACGAAGATGTTCAAATTTAGCTTCCCAATTAAGGAAAGCTACCTTATGGGCATTATTGTAACCGCCGAATTTTTGCTGCCACATTTCTTCCGCGCGGTTAATTGTAGGTTCGTCCGCACCAGGCATCTGAGCTACTAGCGGCGGCACTGCATCGTTGAAGAAGAACCGTTTTTGCCACTTGCTCATCCATTCATCTGTCTCAAGCTCGTCAGATATTCCGTCTGCCCGTCCTATACCCCTAAGATACGGATTTTCAATATCAGGTTTCTTAAAAAAGACCATATCTTCTTTTAAAACTTTAATTACCCCAGACTGCATATTGCCTAATGGATATATAGTAAAATATGGCCTTGTGGCTGAAGGGATTTCGCCCACCCAATGCGGAGGTACTGGCCAAACCTCAGTAACCTTACCAAGTCCATTCCGCTCTTTGATCCAGAAGGCTTCGCCCGGAGGTAGAAGTAAATATACAGCGGTTATATAAAATAAACTATACTGTGTTATTGTAATATCAGAATTTGGCTTTTTAAATAATTTTTCTATTGCCATATCCCTGAGCTTTATTTTTTTACTCTCACGTTTATCATAAATACCATAAGTTGAACATGCTACATCACTTGCTATTTGATGCACTGGGGCTAATCGCGGAGATTTATGATACAACTTTAACCAGTCTTGCGACGATCTTCTTGGTGGCTCACCGTAGATGGGTATAAACCTGCGGGCCATAGTGAAAAATGATTGATTATTTGATGCTTGCTTGAATCCAAAAGCCGTTTTTATAAGATTGAACCTTTCTCCAATAGTTATTTTTTGCTTCATGTATTTGCCCACCTTTACCGCAACAAAAAATACTCACTAATTAGTGAGTGCTAATTGCTGTATTTTTTCTTTCTTGTTATAGTTTAGATATTTCAATATTCTTCGTTCTCGTTTTTTGGAGTAAAATTCTTGCAATGGATACCAGTCGAAGAAATCTTTATCTCTCTTACTGGAATTGCAATTTGAACAGCATGGAACAATATTGTTTCTAGTGTACTCTCCACCTCTCAAAAGAGATAAAAAATGATCTTGGGTTAAATCTTTTTCTTCTCCGCAATAACAACAAGTATTATTAAAGTATGCTTTACATTTTCCCCACTGTTTAATAGTAAATGACGACTCTAATTTACATTCACGCGCTCTTCTTTTTTGCGAACTTTTTACTGACATTAATTTTCCGCGTTCAGATTTTTTATAGTTGCACTTAAATTCTTTTATGCGATCTTTATTGTTTTGATTATATTTATTATCATATCCTCTTTTTCTTCTTCTCTCTATTACATATTCTTTATGTTCCTGTTCCCATTTTTTATTATATTGCATTTCTTTTTCTTTATTTTTTTCATAATATGCTTTTCTTAACTTTTTATAATATTCCTTATGTTTTTCGCGATATGCTTTTCTGCTATCTCTAAAAAGTTCCCTTTTGCATTTCTTGCAAGTAGCTTGTAAACCATATTTACCGAGTTTTGCCTTATAAAAAAACTCCGTTGTCGCCGGTTTTTCTTCCCCGCACTTCGTACAAACCTTAGTTTTCTCCAAAACAAAGACACCTCCTGTCGTGTACCCTGTTTTTCGCGGTGAGGCCGGCTCAGGAAAGCCGTTTTAACAGGGTCATGACTCCCTGTGCCTCACACCTATATTATATCACATTAACCCCCTATTTCATATAATAATTCGGCCTTTTCAGCGTTTTCCAAAGCTTGTGCAGAGAATCCGGCGCATCATCGTGATCTGTCTTATTATGATACATCAGCACCTCATTGTTATACTGAGTGTTTATCTTATTGAACAGAATAAGCCCATTGTTGATGTCGGGCTCCATCTGCAAAATTCTATTGTGTTTGTTGTCGGTTGACCTGAACCCGGTTACTTTCCTATAGCAGCCTTTGCTCACAAGGTATTGCCTCAACTGCTCGGTTCCATCTTCTTTGTATGTGTTTTCCTCAAAGATAACCTCGTCTATCTCGGGGTAGGTTTGGATAAACCAGGCCGTGTGTTCCATGATTTTGTTCAGCTTGTGATCTTTTAATTGTCCCTCGCGTACGCATACCCCGCCATGTAAAGAGCCGCCAAGAGTATACGCCGTATTATCCTGCCCCTTACCCTCTGCCGGATCTATAGTAAGTTTAAGTCTCTCGATCTTAGGTGGTTCTTCATATAATTCCTGCCAGTAGCGGATCGTCTTAAATGGCATGTCTCCGCTGGCTTTCGGAGAATTCATATCCTCCTGCCAGAAGGCGTTCTCATCTTCTTCTCTCTCCAACATAGTGTTGTAATAGGCACCCTGATATTTCATCTTGTCATCAGGATACTTGCCGGGCCAGAGCATTTTGACGCCTCTAAGCATTTCCGCTTTATTTTTAAGGTAAAACTGGTAAGCATCGTCCATGCGGTTCTCATTTTTCAGGTTGCGGAATATCTTTTTCCACTCTTCCCATAAGTCCTCCCGCTCCGGAAACGACAGAACCTTTTTATAAAGCTTATACCTCCACGTGGGCTTTTCGATTGTCTTTGCAAGCAGGCTATCAACAGCCAAAAGGGTGCCGACATATATGTAAATCGTGTCAAAGTCACCGAGCTTTAACATTTCTTCCGTGAATGCCTTTTCTAGTTTCTGCCTTAAACTGGGAGATTCCATAACCTTTTTGTCTTCGAGATCATCAAAAAGTACCAAATCAGGCCGGCGTTTTTTGTTCTTGCCTCTGATGCCCGCCGTCCAACCGGAACATTCCACTGTTATACCGTTTACGGTTTCAATCTCGTAGTTATTCCATGTCTTTCCTTTCTGTGATCCGAAGTCCTCAGTAATATCCGGGCTTTCCAGGACGTTCCTTGCCTTTACCAGAAAGTTGCTACTCGTATCTTCGTTGGCCGATAAGAACAGGATGTATTTCCGCTTTTTGTAGCAGGCCGCCCAGGTCGGCATTCCCACCGTCCAGATTGTGCTTTTTGAGTGCCCCCGGGGCGCAACCCGCGCCTCCTTGGTCGGTTGGCCAGCCTCGACAATTGCCTTAAAATCGTACATCATTTCAATAGCGTACTCTCCAAACTCCCGGTCAAACTGATCCGGCATGTATGCCTTGCAGAAAAAGTCAGGGTATATCTCCCCCAACATCCGGCGCAAACCTGACGGGCCGGTCAGAGGATAATTAAGCAAGACGTGCTCGGCATCGTCAAGCCCGAAGCAATCAACAACTTTGTTGATAAGAAGGGATTTTATTTCTTCGTTCATGAAATCACCCGTATAAAAAACAAAATAGCCCACCCCCAAAGGAGTGGGCTTCGAATGAGCCTCTAGTTAAATAATCTTCGTTGTATCAATGCCCCTGTTGCCCTTCACCAAGCGTTCATACTGCCCAAAGGTCAATTCCTTCTGAATAGCCGTCTGCCCGGCAGAATAGATCGTAATTATGGCCTCGCACTTATTGTTTCGGCATTTTAGCTCATAAATTGCGCCGCACCCGCTAAGATGAAATATTGCAGTTTTACCGCACTCGGGGCATTTGACAGGCTTACGCTCCATACAATTTCTCCCTTGCCCGCTGGAGACTTGCCAAACAAAGCTCCGAAATATCCCCGATAAAACAATACCACTCGCTGAACTGCAGAAGTATTTCTTCCGGCTTGTGGTATAACATTGTTGTTTCCATTTCAAATTTCAGTTGAAAGCTCTGCACAACGTGCATCAGGAACCGTTGAAATGTACTGTTATACTTTGTCTGAATCTCCATCCTCGGCCCGATTACTTCCTGCCTGATCTCGGCTATCCTCTCCGGCGCCGGATTGGCCTCTAATTCCTCTCTGTGCTTCTTGCAGGCCTCAGCCCCGGCAATGCAAAGGTCTATTATCGCCCTAACGTCGGATTCAGTCTGCCGGACAATGCCTCTCAGCTTTTCCAGGTCGTCGGCAACGCCGTTAAACCGCGCCAGGTTTTCCTTGATGATGTCCAGCGGATCAAAGGATTCAGTCATATATTTTTCAATCGTTTCGGCAAACGGCGCGACCTGGGTTCCCGGTATGTACGCGCCGCCCTCAGTGCAGTTTATAACCCTGCCCCGGTGCTGCGCTATATCTAATTCGTAGGCCCGGAGGAAGTTATACCAGCCGGTATTCGTCTTTACCTTCTCGGCGACATTGCCCTTGACGAAGAATATCCCTTCCCCTTCGCTGGAGAAAGGCACTTCCGTTGCGTGGGTTTCCCCGTCTTCGCCGTAGGCCAAGTCTTGACCGACCAGGATAATCGGATCGCAACCCAAAGCCTCGGCCACTTTAAAGGCCATGTTGGAGCTTGACAGTTTTATGTCCAAGATCCCCCGTTCTATCTCCAACCACTTAAAGTGATCGAAGTTGCGGTAAACAATGATCTGCGGCCCGGTGTACGCCTGGTAGACGTGGTTGAACAGCACCGGGCAGGCCGTCATGTAAACGTCCTTTACTTCCTCCGGGTCGAATCCGCTGAAAAACTGCTCCACCTCGTGCTCGCGCTCAAGGCTTGTGACCATGTGCGACCGGATGCCGTTTTTCATCAAAAGTTTAAAGCTTGCGTCAACGCTGATTATCAGGGCCCTGTCGTACAGGGCCTTCAACAGGCGCATGTTCTTCTTCAGGCTTGGGCCGGTGGCTACGATTACGGCCGGCCGGCCCTTAAATTTATTGTAAAGCAGGTTGATCCCTGGGTTATTTATAATCTCGCTCACATTGTCCAGCATGTTTTCTAAGCCGATCAGGCTGTCCTCCGGGCAGTTGCCAAAGTTCTGGATATTGTGATAGATGGCCTCGTAAAGTATCTGTACGGCCTGGAGGTAATATTCCTTGCCGATCTTCATTGCCGGGTACAGAAAAACCGGGTGTGTTGCGCCGCACATGAGCATTTGCTGAATTTCCTTTTGATAGTGGGCTCGAAATTTGGTGTATAGCTGATCCAACGGCACGCCGACAAAAAAATGGATCTTGGGATTGCTGATCAAACTCGTCAAGTCCGTGACATTCATGGCGCATTGGAAAAGTTCCAGGTCTTTTTCTATAATTATGACGGCCTGGGTCTGGTGTTCTTTGGCCTTGAACTGGAGCCAGTACATTACTTCATAACCAAGGCCGAATGAACAAAAGACGGGAACCTTGACGTTTTGGAGGCCCAGGCCACTTAGTTGCTCTTCGCAGTATTTCTGCATGTTGCCCAAATAGTACGGCACACCATTTACCATAATATTCGGTAGGCAATTTTCATGCCGAAAAAGTTGGTATCGCTCAATTTTGACTAGGTTCAGCATTAAAGCTAAATCTGGGTAGCGGGCTTGCAAGGCGGCCATGTTGTTTTTGAAGATATCGGGGTTTGTTTTCATGTGTTCGCTCCCTATTCCAAAGATTCTTTTTCTAGCTGCTCCACGTTTTCTTTAAGATAACTGCTTACTTTCTGATATCCCTCCGTGTTATTCTTTTCGGTAAATCCCCTGAATTTCACCCTAGCCGGATAGACTTCTTTTATTATTCCGTCGTCGGTTTCTTTATTATAATTTTCAAAGTTGTAAACGATAGCCCAACCGAAAGTATGAAGGATCATGTTTATCCACCAAAGCAAGCCGGAATCCCTGAATTCTTTCCAGGTTTTCTTTTCAACCATATTCATATCGCCTCAATCGTTTCTCTTATCTGCTCCACAGTCAAAAAATAGTTGTCGCCGGAACTATAGCCGGGTTCAAGCTCTTCATGCAGCTTCTCACCGGGCCTGATGCCAACGACACGGTAAGGCATCCCCAGGGCCTCGGCTAAGTCCACAATGCGGATACTCGGTAGCCTTGGGATGAAAAGCTCGCCGCCCTGCATCCTTTCAATGCTGTCCTCGACGAAGCGGCAAACGTCCGGCATCAAAAAATGGAAGCGGGTCATGCGCTCATCCGTGATCGGCAACCACTCTGCGCCCTGCTCGATCATCTTCTTCCAGACGGGGTAAACGCTGCCAGAACTGCCGAACACGTTCCCATACCGGCAAACAGAAAAGCGGATGTTATCATTTGCAGCCGTAGTATTTGCATTCAACCATAGTCTTTCGGCCAGGGCCTTCGTTGCTCCATAGGTGTTGCAGGGTGCCACGGCCTTGTCGGTGCTAATCAGCAGGTTTTTGGATACTTTACAGTCTATGGCGGCATCTATGACATTTTGGGTGCCGATTACGTTTGTGGCAAGGGCTTCCTGCGGGTTATATTCGCATGTGGGCAAGTCCTTCAAGGCTGCCGCATGGATTAAAATGTCCACATCTTTGAATGCCCGCATGAGTCTGTCCTTGTCGCGCACGTCCCCGATGAACCATCTATAATTAGGCGGATCGCCCAGTTCAGCACGAAGATTTTTTTGCCTCAGCCAGCACCTTGAAAAACATATGACTTTTTTAGGGCTCTTTTCTAATAAATATTTAGAAAAGGTAGCCCCAAAGCTGCCCGTCATGCCAGTTATAAGAACTGTCTTTTCTGTCCAGTCCATTTACAAAACCTCCCGCAATTGCTCCGGGGTTCTTGCAAACGGCCCTGCGTCGAGGCCCTGCGAATCTTCAAGCTTATAGTGCATCTCAATGATCTGCGGTTGATACCGGTACCATAGGCCAAAGTTGGTTGTATGATCGGATATTCCGTAGCCGCAAGCTACATAATAAGCAAGATCAAAAGTCTTTTCGTATTCCTCTGCGTTGGCCGGGTAGTCGGAAACGCACAACAGACGGATCATGTTGTCCTTCGGCGCAGCCTTGAGCTGATCGACGCTGCCGTAACTCACGCATACCGGCACCCTGCGCGGGATCTCCCCGATCAGCCAGTCCAGTTCCCGCCTATTCGCAATCTTTACAAAAGGAACGTCAAGCTGTAGTAAAAAATCCAGCGATTCTTTATCGAAAACGCTGGAGGTCGTTTTATATCCTAACTGTTGAGCATAGACGTAAGCCAGTTCAAATATGCGCCAGTCAAGCGGGATGTTGTCTCCGGCCTCCTTGAAAAGTTGCCATTTTATTACAACTGAGTGCCGGCCGGTGTCGATTTTTTTTAATTCATCCAGCATTCGCTTGGTATAGTCCCAGTCGTTGCGGCAGGTATTTCCGCTCCCGAAGTCGAAGATAATTTTAGCCATGTTTTATCGCTCCTTTTTATCTTTCTCTTGCCCTTCCAATTATGTTTTTAATTGGCGTATCATACCCCTGGGAAAGAAGATATAAATACCTTTCTTTATCTTTTATCCGATGATATGTTACATGGGGGATAAGATCAGATCTTTGCGCAAGTTGTGGCATTGGTGTAATCATGTCGTCTCTTATATAAAGCCACTTTTCTTTAAGTAATATATCTGTGGCCTCAATAAGTTTGCGATAAGTTGTTTTTAATGTTTCGGATTCATCATTCTCATCAAAATAAAGTCTTTTTTGCGCAAGCAAGTCGCCAGCATCAATTCTTCCATCAAGTAAATGAATACTTGTTCCTTTCGGCGTGTCCTCCAGAAAACTCCACAGGTTGGGGTCGGCCCCCCGGTTCCAGGGCAAGTAGCTTATGTGCAGGTTGATTGCCCGGCCGGCGAATCTGTCCGTCACCTCTTTGCTTATCCTGTGCCGGTAGCCGTAGCTGATGATGAAGTCAACGCCATCCAACAGCTCGGCGGTTAGCGGGTCAACTGTTTGCGTTACCTCGTCGCCGTTCGCGACCAGAAAATCAATTAACCGCCTGTGCTGGCTCAAGAATAAGATTTTCATACTCCGAAAAGTCCTCTCTTTCAAAGTTGATATACAGGCTGTCCCAGTAATATCCGCCATGGTACTTCCTGCCGGGCAGGATCGCGGTCGAGCAGTCGTATTCCTCGGCAATGTCAAGCCAGAAGTCGAAAGCGGGACTGCAGGCGTAAACCTCGGTAAAAATATTCTCCAGGTTCAGATTCATAAAGCCTTCGTGCAACAGCAGTTTTAAAGCTTCCTCGCCATATTTGTCCATTGGGTACTCGGGGTTAAGCAACAGGCTTATTTCGGCTAGGCGGTTTTCCCATTGGATTCCTTCTAGGCCGGCCATGCCGATAAGTAAATCTGCGTTCCACACCCCCCAGTACCGGGCATTTGCCTGGCGGCTGCATACCACTTCCCGGTAAAACTGCTCCTGCTGCTCGGCCGTCAATAAAAAAGGCGTGCGGAGCGCCGGTAAACACTCGTTACGCCACTGCCGGACCTGTTCGTAGTCTTCGGCAGATAAGGCTTTTAGTTTCAATTTTGTTCGCTCCTTTTAAGTGTACTATCGCGCCCCGTTAGTTTGGGAAGGTTACCAACCCCAAATTTCAATATCAGCATAAGTATGGTCTATATAATCCTTTTCGCATAATTACATTCCTACCCACTCATTTCAACAACAATTGT